TTGCCAGAGAAAAACAGAGCAAAGTCTTTGTGTTAAACATGGACTCACCAAGAATAAACCAAGTAAGAATCGGAAAAATTATGAGACCAGTTGAGGAGGCGATAAACCTAGCAGTCCATGCTGAATTTGTTGCTTGGATAATCATCCTCCATCCGTACCAAAAGGCAACAGATGTTGGAACACCAATAATGACTGATGATAAGAGGGCCTTGTCCTTCCAATATTCAGAGAAAGATTGTAAGTTTAATTGAAACCATCCCAAAGTCTGGCCGAAAAAAAATAGGATAATCCCGTAGTAAATCAATTAGTGGCTCCAAAATCCGATGTTACGAATCACCTTAGTTGTCGGGATCTCCTCAATAACCCTTGATGAGGCTAAAAGAATCTTAAAATCATCAAATGGTAGATGGACAGTATCTACGCCCGCCTCTTGTGCTTGTTCTATTAAGTCTGTTGTTTTAACACTAACTATCTGTGCAGCAGAGCGAAATTCCAAAAGGTCTAAAAAATCCTCATCTGATATTAGATATTTACTGTGGTACAAGTCTCGCAAAATAGAATCTACCTTAAATAAAATAGGCATAGCAGCCTGCTTGATTATCATCAAGGGAGCCACCTTGACTGGAACTTCCTTGCTATTGTCCATTTCGTCCCTTGCCCCACAGAAGTCTATTCTTTTTTTGGTCAGTAATCAATAATGCAGATAAAACTTTGACACCATTTTTGACAACCATCTTTGCCTTATACATCTCCAAAGAACCAAACAGAGGCTTTGGCTCTCTCTTGGCATACTTTTTTCTTGGAGGTGGTCTGTTCAAAAAATTAACACACCCTTCAAGGACTTCATCAATCGTGTATTTAGACATTACTGACTTGTCTTGAACATCAATGTAAACCCCGATGACCCATTTTTTAGAGCCAAAACTTGGAACATCCCAAAAGCAAGAGCTGTGATATTTACCAAACTTTTTTCTTGAGTTGACAGTGCTAATAGGAGACAAATCTGGCACCTTTACTAACCTGCAATTAAATTCTAGCATCTTTTAAAAACTCCATAAGGTCGTCACACCCACCAATAAACTTGGTGATACCAGTATTATCAGGTATCTGAATTATAATGGGCACAGTTTGCATATTATAGAACATTTTTGCCTCATGCAAAAACTCTTTGTCATTTTCGCAATCAATAAACTTGTGTTGTAAACCTCTTTGTGATAAAGCGTTACAAGCAATCACACAGTAAGGACAAGAATGCCTTCCATAGACTAGGAAAAGATCCTTATCCATAAATTAATCCTCTCTTGCTGAAATGCTTTAGTGTGTGACGTAATTCGTTTATTTCGCCAACGACGACTATTTCTCTGCCTTCTAGTATTAGCGTGCAAAAGTCGCGGAACACTGGTGGCACTTTAGATTTACCTTCTGAAACAAGTGAGGCATAGTTTGTGTTTTCTTTAACAGCAACTACCTTGCGCGGATTTATTGAAATCCTTTTAAGAGCCCAACAACCAGTGCTGTCCATGTAAACTTCGTTTAAATCAATCATAACACTTCATCTTTCACAGGATATACATCCGCTTTGCGTACCATACACTTTTGATTTTCAAAAAATGTTACGTAAAAACTATCAACCTCTCTTAAGTTAATCAAATAAGAGGGCTTTGGCATCTTTAGTATCTTGCCCTTTCCAAAAATTAAAGTCTGAGAGGGTACATAAAATAAATCACCCTTGTCCAACATTATTGTCCTCGCTTTGTTTTTCACTTACCGACTGATCGGTAGCCTGAGATATGTAGGCCAGATATCCAGAAATAATGCCATATAAATCCTGAAGTTTTGTGTCTGCATCAAACATTACCGTTCTTAGCTGCTCAATGTTCTTCATAGATTTATCCATGGAATCAAAATCTAGCTTCTTGTAAACATTAAACACCTCATCCATATCCTTCTTTAAGCGATCAGACATCCACTCAAGTTCTCTTGGAATGTCATGAACATCTACTGTATACTGCAACTTAACTCTCATTAAAACCACTCCATATATGTAATCAATGAATCTTTCCTGTGTTTAGACCACAAGTCCTGGTCAAGATCAATTCCTAATTTAATTGCCACCTCTTGAGCCCTCTCCCATGCAAGCACCTCCTCTCTTATAACATCAACTCTATGATTTTTGTCGCCGCGCTTTGAAGAGCCGTGCTTTCTCATGAATGGGAAATTTTTGCCGAATGTAACTCTTTGCTTTTCATTTCTAAGGCATGCGTGACCAGCCTCGTGAAGCAAAGAGTGAAGACGTGAAGATAAATTTTGTCTGTTGTTGATTTCAATAATTCTAGCTGAATCATAATATGCGTCTGATACTTCATGATCATACAACACTTCAATATTGAACTCCTCTAAGAGAAAGCGTTCAACTCTACCAAAGTAATCAATCGTGTATTTCGTATTTCGCAACAACTATAACTCCTAACAACAGACTACAATACTATGTGTTAAATGTCAAGGAAAAACTTTAATAATAATAGCGCTTATAATACCAGCAATGGAGGTAAAGAGCGTCCAGATAAGTTTCGTAGAGGTATCTTTCCAGTTCTCAAGTGAGCGGAGTCTCGCATACAAGCCCTCATCAGGATTGTAAACTGCTTCCTTAATCTTAGCAATATCTTCGGCCATTTCTTCTTGCTTGTCTTTCACATGGTCCACACTATTGCAAATTTTGTCAATCTTAACATCTAACTGTAACCAATGTTCTTGCCCAGCATCAGAACCACTAGCCATAATAAAACCCTCCAACGATTTATAAGGTATACAGTAACTAGTAGACCACTACTCCAAAATGGCAAAATTTGTTGTAATTAATGTGCCAGCGACACTCACAGCATTCTGTAGTGCACACCTGGTCACTTTAGCTGGGTCAATGATACCCGACTCAAAAAAATCAACAACCTTACCAGTCGCAAAATTCATGCCACTTTCTTCAGACTCAATACCTCTAATACTATCAAGAACCGTTTCAGGATCTAGACCAGAGTTTGTCGCCATACGAACAATGGGGCCAGACAAAGCCTTCTTGATGATGTCTACGCCTTTTGCTTGGTCATCGTTATCTGTTTGGACTTGTAGCTTGTCAGCAATTCTAAGCAACGTAACCCCGCCGCCAGGAATAACACCCTCAACCTGCGCAGAGCGCACAGCCTCAAGCGCATCTTCAATGCGGTGCTTCTTCTCAATCATCTCTACTTCAGTATGGGCACCCACAGAGATAACAGCGATACCAGATGCTAACCTGGTGATTCTTTCTTGAATCCTCTGGCATTCCTCAATTGATTCTTCGGTGATAATCTCTTGTTTTAGATTTTCAATGTGTTCCTCAACTTTGGCTAAGTCTCCCTGTGCGCCGACAATAGTAGTCATACCCTTTGCAATCTCAACAGACCTGGCAGTACCAAAATCTGTAAGTTTAACATCAGATGTATCGTGTCCCTCAGACTTTCTAAAGTACTTAGCGCCTGTGGCCAAAGCCAAATCCATCATGATATTTCTTCTGTCCTCGCCATAACGAGGTGACTTAACAGCAGCTACTTTCATGGAGCCACGAATAGTATTCATAATAAGGGCAGCAAGAGCCTGCCCTTCAATCTCATCAGCGATGATAATAAAAGGCCGACTCTCCCTAGCAGCGATCTCTAAAGATGGCAGTATCTGGTCTACTCTCTCAAGTTTATTATCAGTGAGAAAGAAGAGAGGGTCTTCGTAGCTTGCTACCTTTCTACGTTCGTCGGTAACAAAAGCTCCAGCAGTATAACCCGAATCAAACCTAAAACCCTCAACAAGATCAAGGGTCGTATCAACCGACTTTGCCTCTCGGATGTTGATAGAACCATTCTTGCCAACCTTATCCACTGCCTCTGCAACAAGCTCGCCAACTGTAACATCGTTGTTAGCAGACAATGTGGCAATGTGGCACACATCCATCTTACTGCTGATGGGCCGAGACCTCTCTGATAATTCCTTGACAACTTCAACAACAGCCTTGTCCATGCCGCGCTTCAATTCAGTGGCATTGGTGCCTCTATCAATCTGTGACGCAGCTTCCGTAAAGATACTGCTAGCTAAAACGGTAGAGGTTGTTGTTCCATCACCTGCCTCGGAGTTTGTTCTAGCTGATGCTTGCTTTACAATCTGTGCGGCAGCATCTTCAAAAGGATCTTCAAGGTCAACATGCTTCGCAACAGTTACCCCATCCTTGGTTACAAAGGGCGATTTGCCCTTTACTCTGATAATTACGTTTCTACCTTTTGGGCCAAGAGTTGACCCTACACTATCTGCAAGCACAGAGACGCCTTGCAGTAACTTATCTCTCAGTTCTTCCTCAGAAGAAAAATGTTTAGACATGTGACCTCACTTTCTTTATTATATTATAATGCATTCTACAGGAATGTCAAGCCTATTGTAAAAGTTTCTCTGCGGAATCCTTCAATGCACCAGCAGTCTTGGCTGCAGCCACACCTGACATCTTGTTTGATTCAAGGAAATATGAATTGACCTGACTAGATAAAGTTGCCATACCATTGTAGATGGTCAGGAGATTGTCACCTAAGCGACTAACGTGATTGTTAGCAACCTGGATTACCTTATCTCTGCTGCCCAAATCAATCCTAGCAAATGGTTCTCTGCTGCCAACTATGTCAGGAAGATAAATGCCAACGCCATAATCATTAGGAGAATACTCGCCTTGAATCACACTCTCGTCTTCAAGCTGTACTTTACCAACAGTAAAGTTGTAGAAACCCACAGAAAGGACCTTGCCTTCTTCGTCTCTGTCTTTGACACCAACCAGAAACTCCATAGCCTGACCTTTGTTCCTTATGTCTCTTTCTAGGTTCTTTGCAGATCCTTTAAGGTATTTACTGCCACCATAAAGGAACTTCAAACTCATTGGTTTGCCATCAACTTCAATGTCGGTAACATCTTGGTAGCGACCACCAACAGTATCAACCTGCTTTGCACCGCCGCCTGCAAGAGCAACAATCAAAGACTCAAAGAGAAAGCCTCCAGACTTATCGTTGAAGTCCTCAATGATTGCAGCTAACGCCTCTAGAAACACTAGATTGGCCAATATCTCTCCAACGTCCTTTGAATCAGAGCATGACTCATCACAGTTGTTTACGAATTGTCCGAGACTAGCTAACTTCTGTTGAAAATTGCCACCCTGAATCTTTGATGTGAACATTTCAATAACCTGTCGGTCGTCTGAACCTGGGCTGCCCCACTGCTCTGATATTCTAAGCTTTGGCAAAGCTAGGGTAAATGTATCTGGCTTGCCCTCTTTGTCTAGTTTTGGTGGCGCATCGCGCTCAATTTGTAGGGCTTCTCTTACGAGGTTCGTGATAAACGATATTTGATCAACAGACATAACTAATCTCCTTTAGTATAACTAGTATCAAATAATCTCATCTGCAATGCCAAATTTAACTGCCTCTTCTGCTGATAAGTAAACATCCACCTGCCGACGAATCATCTTCTTTAGTTTTGCAACAGTTAAATTTGTTTCATCAGCCAAGCACTTGATGTACTGTTGCTGAATCCATTTGATTTCTTCAATCTCGTTTTCCATCGTAGTTAAGTTACCACCAAAGCCACCTGCAACACCGTGAATCATAACACGACAGTTGCGACCAATCTTTCTGCGGCCCTTTGTACCCGCTGCAAGAAGAAGCACACCTGCAGACATTACCTTGCCCATACCAACAGTTATAATATCGCAAACATCTTTTGTCATGCGCATGGTGTCATAAACTGAAAACATTTCCGTTGCAGAACCACCAAACGTTGAGATCACCATATTAATGGGTCTTGATATGGCAACCATTTGCGAGTCTGGATCTTCAGGGCTTTCTGGCTCCAAAGTGATCGCAGAATCCTTGAAATACAACAGAGCGGAGACCGTCTCCCCGCACACCTTTTCGTTAATATCTGAGTAAAGGTTGATAGTTCTAATATCATCAATACGAGATGAACTATCAGGTATGTTGTTAACAATTACAATTTGCTTGCTTTCTTGCTGATCAGCTTTCTTTTTTTGCTTTTTTTGCTTTTCTGACATTGAATATTCTTTCTTTTCCACTCTTTTTGATTTCTGTGACAATAACATCTAGACCCTTTGCGAAAGCTTCCCATTGCTTCCTATCATCAAATTCCTTTGAAAAAATCAGTATGTGCTCTTTACTTTTAGGAGAAAAACCCTCTCCCACAACCTCCCAATCTGTTTTGAAAATTGGTCTAACATCGCCAAGTTTCTTTGCCTTAACCTGAACTCTATACCTGTGCTTGTCGGTAGTATCGTTCTGCTCTTCCCATGCAGTAATTTTTAAAGACATTACTTGTACACCTCCAGTTTATCCAAACCATCTTTTAACTTCTTAAGTCTATCACTAGGATCTACAGATTGCAAGTACTTTTTTGAACTAAATGTAATACTAGGGCCTCCGACAATAAACTTGGCCAAAACCTTAGTTCTCCACACGAGCAAATACTTGTCATCACTCTCTTTTACAGATTTCATTTCTTCATCTGACAAGCCAGCACCCCATAAAGCTTCGTGCTTTTGTTTAATGGCCCTGTTAACATCTTTATCAATAGCATCAAGAAAAAGAATAGCATAGTCGTATGCAAAAAGTGCTGCTTTTCGGGCTGCACTAATGCCCAGTGCATAGGAGAGGGCCCTGTAAGCCAGGGCCCCTGCGAAAAACCATAATATATTTTCAAGCATTTATTTTCTTTACTATTTGGTGAGTTTTCTAATGAGGGCTTCTTTAACGAGTCTTTGCGAAACTCTGTTGGTGATGGTGGAGATCATCTCTTCAAGCATATCTTCGTCAAGATCTTCTTCTTCCATCATTGGATCGTCATCTTCTTCGTCAGAGAGGTCAATGTCGTCATCTCCGTCGTCGTCCATATCCATCTCTGGCTCACCGTCGTCAGCAGCAGAAAGAATCTGGTCAATAACATCACGAGCCTTTCTAAGCGCCTCAACGTCGCTCTCAGGAACAGTTACTTCAGCGTCAATGTCTTCCTCTGGACCTTCCATGCCTGGCTCATCCATTGGATCTTCCATCTCTTCCATCGGATCTTCGTCGTCACGCTTCATCATCTTGCCCATTTCGTCAAGCTCGTCTCGCTTGTAGGCCTTCTCTTCAAGCTCTTCTGCTTCTTCCATCTTCTTGCGAGGCTTCACTTCAGATTCTTCTGAACCACTGCCATACTTTCTCGGCTTGTGCTTCTGTGGATCACCCGTAGTGTCTTTATACACACCTGGGGCTCCGCCACCTTGAGGTGGTTTCATTTCATCCACCTTCTCTTTGTCTTCATCCTTACCTGCAACTTCGTCAAGGTCTTTGTCCTTACTTGCAACTTCGTCAAGTTCCTCTTCCTCTTCTTGGAGGTAAGTAAGGCCAGATTCAGCAAGTGGCTGAAGATTTGCCAGCTTCCAGAATCTTCTAATCGTTGTCTCGTTCAATAACTTCTTATCACTCATTATGGTTTTCTCCTAACTTTTTAATAGAGTGTACATAGTTGTGCACAAAGTAAATAGTCATAAAATTTCAAAAAAGTACAATTTTGTTAAAACAGTTTTGACAACTTAGCTATAGCTTCCTTCTCAATTTGCCTAACTCTCACAAAACTTAAACCTATACGCTTAGCCGTCTCGTGTAACGTCAAACCGTCACTCTTATTATCCTCAATAGTAACCAAACAACAGTTTAAATCTTCTTCATAATCTATCCACTTTCTACAAGTCTTATTCTCACACGGCTTGTTTTTAAGCCTACACTCTTTTACACATTCAATCATACAACTCCTGGGCAATAATGTCAAATATTTCTTCAGTCTCTTCCTCGGTAAGCTTAAACAACCTCTTGTTGTTTTCACCTTTTTCATAAAGGGACTGAGATTTTTTAATCTTTCTCTTTCCTTGTTTAGCTAGCTTTTCTTTAACAGTTCTAATATAGTCAATAATTCTTGGATCCTTGTCCAGATATCCTGTAATGATTGACTGAAAAAACTGTACTTGTGTGATGCCATCATACCTTAGTCTAATTCTAAGATCAGCATGACGCTTATCTGTGTCCGCAAATACAATCTTCTTTTCATCTTTACCGTAACTATTATTCATTTCCTGCCAAGTATATGGGTGCTACTCTCTGATTGCCCCGCAGCGGTTTGTTCAACAAATCTCGCTTTTGCTTGCAACTCTCTGATACTTCTAGCTCCCGAGTAACTTAATCCTGACTTGATATTCGTAGCCAAAGAGTCTAATATGTCAACAACACAACCCTTGTAGGGAATCGTTGTTGATATACCCTCAAGAGATCTAGCTTCGCCTCGCCAGTCCTTTTGGGCTTCTACGCTTGCCATGCCACGGTAAACCTTGTACTTCTTACCATCATTGTTCTGAAAAACACTACCTGGGCTTTGGTTTGTTCCTGCCAGCATAGAACCAAGCATAACAAAATCAGCGCCTGCCGCAAGCGCTTTTACAATATCACCTGCAGTTCTAATACCGCCATCTGCAATGATAGTTGCTCCATCAACATCTCTACAATCCAGCACCGACTGGAACGTTGGGACTCCGTGACCAGTCTGAATTCTAGTTGAGCAAATAGAACCACCACCAATGCCAATCCTAACGGCATCAGCACCCCACTCAGACAAGTCAGCATACCCCTCGGCAGT